GTTGGGCGTGGTAACGAATCTCTACTTTTCCATTCTGGTACACTAGTATGTGGAGCAATAGCGTGTTCTGGTGCTCTAAATGTGCCTGGTGTAATTCCAAAATCAGTTAATACAGACGATGTTTCACTTAGTACAACACTTTGTGAGCCTGCTGAACCGTTATAAAACAAGTTTAGTTTGTTACCTGTTGAAGTAGCACTAATGCCTGCAGTTTGTGCGCCGGCATCGGCATTGATATCGCTAACTACTTGGTTTAATGTTGTACCGGTAGTAGTAACAGTTGTTGGTGTTCCGTCAATTGTAAATACAATGTTGCCTGTTGCGCTTGGTGTCGATCCTGCTGTACCTGCTGCAAATGGCCAACTAGCAATCCATGCATTTGAACCTACTTCTACCCATGCGCCTGAAGAATTTTTATACCATAGACGATTTGTATTTGTTACAGCAACAATAGCATAATCGCCAATTGCGCCTACGCTAGTTTTTGGAGTAAAATCTGATCCGCCGTAATCAACAACTTTTGAAGTATCAGTAATTACTGTTGGAACTTTGTTTACAAAACTTTGTCCGTTAGTAACACTAGCAGCTTCGCCGTTCCATTCAAAAATACCGTATTTTGTATCGTCAGTGTCAAACCACCAAGAACCATCAGCAGGATCTCCAGCAACTTCAGTTGCACTGCCTGTTAATTCGCCAAGGTCTGCATCGGCTCTTACAACATATGCTCGATTGGCTACGCCAAGATAACTGTATGCTGCCTGTAATCCGTATTCGTTTTGTTCACCTGCGTGAATCATATTGTTACTTGCATCTGAATAAAATAATGCATCGCCAAACGTTTCTGATAATTCACGTTGTGAACTCATCAAGTATACTTTACCTGCGTTTGCTTTCGTTGTACCAGGTGCAATGCCAGTGCCTCCTGGATTCTTTTTATTTTGCTTTGTAGCAATGAAAATTAGTGGTGTTGTGCCTGGTTCTGCCGGAGTATAAAAACTCTCGTCAATAACGCTAACCTGAACACCTGGTGATGTTAATGCCATTTTGTATTTCTCCTCATGGGTATTTTTGTTGCTAGTAATATTTATCTATACACCTGCAAAACACCGGTTTTTAGCCGTTATCTGGTAGTTTAATGGTTGACAATCTTATAAAATTGTTATACTATACAAGTATGAAGAAAAAACTATTAGTTATTGGTCACGGACGACACGGTAAAGATACTGTGTGTGAAATACTTCGTGACGAGTTTGGTTATACTTTTGAAAGTAGTAGTCAATTTTGTAGTAAACTTTTTATCTATAATAATTTAAAAGACAAGTACAATTATAATAGCGAAGAAGAATGTTATGCAGATAGGCACAACCATCGTAAAGAATGGTATGATGCTATTTGCGATTATAATGTAACTGATGGTGCTGCTTTAGGTAGAGAAATGTTTGCCGAATACGATATCTATTGTGGGCTAAGAAATAAACGTGAATTTTTTGCAATGAAAAATACAGGAGTATTTGATTATGCTATTTGGGTTGATCGTAGCAAATTTTTAATGCCTGAATCAAAAGACTCTATGAGCTTAGAACAATGGATGGCAGATTATACTATTGACAATAATGGTACATTAGAAGATTTAGTGTTTAACACTAGACAGTTAATGGGATATATTACCCAATAACAAAACTATAACCAGTACCGCCTGCAATTCCTAATGCAACTTCGGCTTCTAGTTTTTCCATTTCGGCTTGTGCCTCAGCTTTTAAACTTGCACCATTTAAACTAGTTCCGCCTTGTGGTCCGGCAATAGTAGCAAATTTTTCTCTTGCTTCACCTAGCATGTATTTGCAAGCTGCAAGTGTATAATCTTTAATCCATTGTTTAGCACGATAATCGCTTAGTAACTGACCATCTGGTCTAAAGTTATAACAGAACATTAACACTTCTTCAACATTTGTTCTTGGACGTTGTAATATTGTTAATTTTTTAGTTGTACTATTCCACGTAAATTCAATAAACGATCCAAACATTCTGCCTACTAATTCTTGACGTTGAGCAAATAATTCGTAAGATGCTAGTCCACCAACACCGCTGGCTGCTAGTAAGTATGTATTTGTATAAGCAAGATTAAACGGTTCAAACAAACTTCCGCCGTCACCTCCGCCTGTGCGTGATCCAACACTACGTCTGTATATTTGACGAACTTCTTCAATTTCTTGCGGAAGTACATATTCGTTTTGATCTTGTACTAACTTAAGAGTTACATAACTTTCTTCAACGCTATGCTCAGTTCGTTGTCTGTATTTTGATAATGATTTTGTAAGTGCTGCTTCGTAGTGAACTGGGTCGAGTTCTACGTCTACCATGCCGCCACCGAGAAATGCATTTACATAATCAAATACTTCTTGTTTTTGTGTTACTAAATCAGCCATTTATAATCTCCACTAGTATTTATCAGCAGGATAAATATACATATGCCACGCTTATCTTTATATAGACCAAATAAAACAAAAGATTACGAATTCCTAGATAAAGTTATCTACGAACAGTTTTCAATTGGCGGAACAGACATAAATGTTCACAAGTATCTTGGACCGGAAAATCCTACCGATGCTGATGCAACAGCATCCGAGCCACAATACAATGCAGTAAAAGAAACTAACATACAAGACATGTTGTTCTTAGAAAACCGAGATCGTAAATACGATCCAGATGTTTATAATATGAGGGCAATATATAATGTGTCAGATACTGATTTTAATCTAAGTCAATTTGGATTATTTTTACAAAACGACACACTGTTTATGACAATACATATTAATAGTAGTGTAAAAACATTAGGTAGAAAAATACTATCAGGTGACGTTGTTGAATTTCCACACTTGATTGACGAATATGCATTAAATGATTACAGTGTAGCATTAAAACGATTTTATGTAGTTGAAGATGTAAACAGAGCAGCTGAAGGATTTAGTCAAACCTGGTATCCTCACTTGTATCGTGTTAAACTAAAACAAATATACGATGGGCAAGAATTTAGCGACATATTAGATTTACCAGCAGGCGATGATGCTGACAACACATTACGTGATGTATTGAGTACATTTGAAACTGAAATGCAAATTAACAATGCAGTTGTTGCACAAGCTGATGCTGACTCTGCAAAAAGTGGATACAATACTAGCAACCTTTATACACTACAAGTTGATAACCAAGGACGTCCAGAATTAGTTACTACTGATACTAGTGAGCTTGATGCATCTCAAGCCGATATTCTAGCTGATAGAGTTTCTCAAACTCCTGCTAGAGAAGGATATCAAGGATATTTACTAGGTGATAATATTGCTCCAAATGGAGAATCTTTTGGCAGTGGAATACTATTTCCTAATTCTGCACAAACAGGAGATTATTTTTTACGAACAGATATGATGCCAAACAGATTATTTAGATATAGTAACAATCGATGGATTAAAGTTGAAGATGGTGTTAGAATGACACTAAGTAATACTGATTCACGAACAACACTTAAAACTGGGTTTGTTAATAATTCAACTACCTCTACTATTGGCGGAGAAGCAGTTGTAGAAAAACAAAGTTTATCTAAAGCACTCAAACCGAAAGCAGATAATTAATGCAACATTTTTACGATGGACAAATTCGACGTTACATTACGCAACTAGTACGTCTGTGTAGCGGATTTCAATGGAAAGATAGTAGTGGCGGATTACGAAGTATACCGGTAAGTTACGGCGATCTAACAAGACAAGTTGCTAATATAATCAAAGAAAACAGTGAAAATAAAATGCCAAGTGTACCACGTATGGCTGTGTACATTACTGGGTTGGAACTAGACAGAGAGCGTTTAGCAGATGCTACTTATGTTGAAAAAGTTAATATACGTGAAAGAGCGTATGACGAAGCAGGCAACGAATACCTTAATACACAAGGTAAAAATTATACAGTAGAACGCATAATGCCTACTCCATATATGCTACGTGTTAACGTTGACATTTGGAGTAGCAATACAGATCAAAAACTTCAGATTATGGAACAAATATTATCATTGTTTAATCCTAGTCTTGAAATACAAACAACAGATAACTATATTGATTGGACTAGTTTAACTAGTGTATACTTAGAGCAGATTAGCTTTTCAAATAGAACACAGCCAATCGGTGTTGACAGTGAAATTGATGTAGGCACATTAAGTTTTAGTACGCCTATCTTTATATCGCCACCAGCTAAAGTTAAGAAGTTGGGTGTTATTACACAAGTTGTTGCTAACATATTTGACGAAACACGAGGAACAGTTGACTTAGGAGATACAGTTCCTGAACTTAGTTCTTATGCTGATACTCCAATTCCGTTAACTAGAACTACTACTGTAAATAGCGATCCAGAAACAAAAACTGATATTACAGCTAATATTAATTCTAGAGGTACAGTTTCTGCTACATATCAAAACTTTGGAGTATATATTACAGGTAATATAGCAAGGCTTGTAGACAAGCGTGAAGTGGGAACAACTAACTGGAACACTGTTATTGAATCGTATCCAGGAACATATACTGCTGGATTAAGCCAAATACGTTTAAGAACTGAATTAGGTAGTTTTATTGTAGGACAAATTACATTAAATCCGATGGACGAAACACAGTTAACAATAACATGGGATAGTGATACCTTGCCAACTGGAGATGTAGTTGTAGGACCAGCACGTAATAGCAACAGTTATACAAGTTTTGACAAAATTGTTGAACCGCAAAACTACAATCCAACTGATGATAAAGTTGCAGGATTTAGAATACTTTTATTGCAAGCAATTAATACTAGTGAGAACGTTGGTGGCAACGTTGGCGATACACCCTATAATTTTGTTTATGACGGTCCTGATGCTTGGAAAAACAATGACGGAAGTGATTTTGTAGCAAATGCTAACGATGTTATTGAATGGGATGGCACTGCTTGGCAAACTGTAATTGATTCAACTGATAGTACAAACGGCATTAATCAAAAGAATTTAGCAACAGGTGTAATTTATACATGGACAGGCGAAGACTGGATTAAAGCCTACGAAGGCGAATATTCACATGGTACATGGCTAATACTACTTGATGCATAATTATATGTATGAGCAAGATTATATGTAGCGGTGCGCTGTTTTATACACTAGACACTAACAGATTTTTATTCTTACATAGAGTACAAAGTAAGAATAAAAATGTTTGGGGATTAGTTGGTGGTAAAAACGAAAAACAAGAAACGCCATGGGAAGGATTGCAAAGGGAAATATCCGAAGAAATTGGATCTCTACCCGATATTGTAAAACTTATTCCGTTAGAAACATTTGTTAGCAATGATGATAATTTTAACTTCCATACATATTTGTGCGTAATTAAAGAAGAATTTATTCCGCAATTAAATGACGAACATGACGGATATGCTTGGGCAACTTTTAATAAATGGCCAAAGCCGCTACATAACGGATTGGCAAACACACTTCGTAGTAAAACTAATCAACAAAAATTACAAACTATTTTTGAACTTATCAAATTCATTGCGTAACCAATTAAAGTCATTAATTTTTACTAGAGCTTCTAGTTTACCTCTATTATATTCTCCGTATTTTTTGCCGTGATTAGCACCGTTAATCGCTGCATCGCCAAACTGTTTGTCTTTTCCTCTAGTACACCAAGCCTTTAATCTAAATTCTGTTTCTTCGTCTAATTGACCGTCAATTGCTCTTGACGCAAGTTTTACACATTCTCTAAATGCACTACGCCATGTACTAAATTCGTCTGTGTTAAATTTAGTTATATTACTAATACGATTGATTGTTTTAAATAACGGACTAATACTAGTTGTCATATCTGGTTTGCTAGTATCCATATTTAATGTAAGTTCTCTTGGAAGTAATTTTACAGCACCATATCCGTATATCAATCCGTTTACTGGATTTTGTGATTTCCAAACATGCACAGTTTTTCTACTATCAGGATCGTATGCTGGTACGTAATAATCAAAACTAAAGTTTTCGACTATTTCAGCATCGGCATCAACTATCCAAATCATGTCAGTTTTACACAACTTTGCAGCCTCAATGTGTGCTGCGTGAATACCCTCAACACCGTGTATGCGTTTAGCACGAGGAAATTTATCAGTTAGTAATTTATAATTATTATCTGCATGTTCTTCGTCTTTGCTAATAAACACAATATCATAAAGTGTAGGTGTGCTTGCAACTATATCATACTCTTTTTTATTGGTTAAGAAACGCATATCAATTTCACGCTGTGTAACTGGACTAGCTTTACTAATTAGACTTATTCCATCTCTAGCATTGCCATTTAAAAACACATGATTTGTTTCTCTTTCAAACCATTGATTATGTGTAAAATATAAATCAAACTTAAAATCATCGCTTACGTTCACTTCTGGCGGAATCATCCAAAACATTTCTGTTGTAGATTTCTTTAGAGCATTTTCGTAATCTTTGTATGTGTTGATAACAAACTTTTCGTATTGTACAGGACCACTAGCAATAATATTGTGTTCTTTTCTACGGGCAATTAATCTGTGTTCAATTTCTTTTTCAGTTAATGGATTGTGTTTAGTACACAAGAACAATCCATTATGATAATCGTTGCCGTCTACTCTGTGTATAAATGTATGATTTATTGTTCTATCATAACTGTTGTGTCTACTATAGTATAAACTTAAATCAAAGTCTTTGTTAATTTTAATGTTTGACGTTGTTGCCCAGAACATTTCCGAAGGCGATGTATCATACGCATTAAGATAATCGTCATACGTTTCAATATTATAAATTGGAAATGGCTTAGGATTGCTTACAATAATATCATGTTCTTTTCGATGGGCATACCAACGGTGATTAATTTCTTGCTCTGTCACAGGAGAATGTGTTGAAAACAATGCAACCCCGTCCCAGTGTTCTCCATTTTTAAAAATATGTGTAATATTTCTGTCGTAAGTATTATCATGTGTAAAGTACAAATCAAATTCAAAATTAATATCAACTTCGATATCACTAGGTATTGCCCAAAACATTTCAGTTTTTGAATTTTGCATGGCTTCCAAATAGTCGTTATAATTGTTTATAACAAACTTTTGATAGTTTACTGGAAAACTTGCAACATTATCCCAATGCTTTGCTTTTACTAAATGCCTATGTTCAATTTCTTTTTGTGTTACAGGTGCATGTTTACTAAACAAAAACATACCATTTCTTAGTTCAAAATCATCAACTAAATGTATAAATGTATGATTAATATTTCGATCATAAAAGTTATCATGAGAAAAATAGTATTCACTTTCGTCAAATTCTGAAATATCAATGTTATTACTATATCCCCAAAACATTTCAGTGTCGCTGTTTTCCATTGCGTCAAGGTAATCATTATAAGTTTCAATAAGAAACATATTGTAGATACATTCTTGACTAGCTTCGGTATCCCAGTGTTTAGCATCTACTAAATGTCTATGTTCAATTTCTTTTTGTGTTACTGGTTTATGTTTACTTAATAAAAATACTCCGTTGCGTGTTTGTTGACCTTTTGCGTTATGAATAAATGTATGATTTTGAAATCTATCGTATGTATTGTAATGATCAAATGCTAAATCAAAATCATAGTTGTCGATATTAATATTACGGCTTACAGCCCAAAAAAGTTCAGTAATACTTTCGTCCATTGCTTTTAAATATTCATCGTATGTATCAACAAAACATATATCGTAGTCGCCGTATGAGCTTGCTACAATATCCCATTCTTTTGCATTTACAATATGTCTGTGTTCAATTTCTTTTTGTGTAACTAGTGCATGTTTACTAAACAAGAAGTATCCGTTGTAGTCAACGTTGTCGTACCCTTGATTTAAAAACGCATGATTAACTTTTCGGTCATAATTGTTATTGTGGGGGAAATACAAATCAAAATCAAACCCATCATAATCTTTTAAGTTACTTCCAACTCCCCAAAACATTTCAGTTTTAGAATTTTCAAGTGCATACAAGTAGTCGTCGTAGGTGTCAATAACAAATTTATTATATACAATTGGAGTACTACCTACTATACTATGCTGTTTCACTTTTACTAAGTGTCTGTGTTCAACTTCTTTTTGTGTAAGTAGGGAATATTTGCTACATAAAAATAATCCATTAAACAAACAACCGTCATCGTCAACTTTGTGTAAAAACGCATGATTTATATTTCGGTCGTATGTGTCTGTATGACTAAAAACAAAATCAAAATCAAAAGATGCCGTATTAATATTTCTACTACTCATCCAAAACATTTCTGTTTTAGAGGTTTCAAGTGCATACAAGTATTCGTCATACGAGTCAATTTGAAAATACTCATACGGTGCAGGTATACTGAACACTGTATTGTGTTCTTTTCTATTTACAGGATGCCTATGTAAAACTTCATTTTCAGTAAGTGTAATTTTTTTAGGTATAAGAAAAACGCCATTGAAACATATTTTGTTATCACAGCTATGTAAAAATGCATGAGTTTGATTTCTATCAATTATATTGTGATGACTAATATAAAACTCGTCTAAACACTTTTGATATATTCTAAGTTGTGGGCTACTCATCCAGAACATATCAGTTGTTGATTTTTCTTTAGCTTCTAAATAATCTTCGTATGTTTCTATTTCAAAATAATCAAATGTTTTTGGAGTACTATAAACTATGTCATGTTCTTTTTTTTCTGAATAAAAACGATGTTCAATTTCTTTCCTAGTAATTTCTATATTTTTACTGCATAATGCTACACCGTCATATGTGTCGTTATTTTTAAACACATGTGTAATATTTCTATTATATATATCGTGGTGAGAAAAATATAAATCTAGATCGTTTGTTAATTTTACATCATCTGGAATACTCCAGAACATTTCTGTTTTACTATTCTTCATAGCACGTTTGTAGTCAGAATAGTTGTTTACTACAAACGTATCAAACTTTTTTGGCAGACTTGCTACTACCTCGTGTTCTTTTTTTACTCCTAAGAATCGATATCTAAATTCACGCTCACTGATTCTACAATGCTTACTTAGTAACATAACACCGTCGTAACTATCGCCGTTTAAAAACACATGATTTATATGTCTGTCATACTGATTGTTGTGAGGTATATACATAAACTCAAATTCAGAATTTACATCTACATCGTCAGGTATCCACCAGCACATATCAACTTCTAAATTATTAATAACATCAGTATATTCTTCATATGTACTAAATGAATATGTAGGAAACGGTTTTGGTCTACTTGCTAGAATACTAATTTCTTTTTTCTCTGCATAAAATCTGTGTAGTAATTCGTTGTCAGTTGGTGTATAATTTTTTGGAGCAAGAATGATTCCGTCTTTGTTTTCTTTGTCGCCATTACGAAATACGTGTACATATTTTTGACTCCAGTCGTCTGGCATATATGTAAACTTAAAAAATTCACTTACTTCAACATCATTAGGAACTAGCCAAAACATATCAGTTGTAGATTTTTTCTGGGCTTCTTTGTAGGACATTCCTCTAAAAACATCAAATGATTCTTTGCCTGCAAGTACATCATACTTTGCACAAATATGCTTTTCTTCAAATATATCTGTATAAGGCTTTGTAGGTACTAGTTTTACTTTTTCCCAACTAAGTATTCTTTTACTGCGTTTGTATACATATGGAAATTTATATTCGCCAAGTTTTGTAGGTTTAAAATGCCACGGAAATGTTCTAAGTGTTTCAATACGTTTGTCTATAATCCAAACATAATCGTAGTCTTTGTATTGCTCAACAATACTATAATCTGTTGTGTCATCGGTGTAGTGTTTTGGATAACTGTGCAAAAAATGATTTTTTAAAACACTTTGTCCATTATAAACTGTTCTACTTCGTTGTTCAAATCTGTCAAATGCTCTCATAATTTAAAACTCTTGGTTCCGTAATGCGCAACATTTTTACTTAGTGTTGCATCTATATAAATGTCAAACCCTGCATCGTTTGCATTTTTGCAAAAGTATATATCCTCTCCCATTAGCGACTGTGATTCTTTGTGTTCAATATATTGATGCCACGGCCAATCTAGATATTCGTATACTTTTGTGTTTACTAACATACACCCCATACCAACTGCCCAAACTTTGTGCAGTCCTGTTGACTCATTTAGTCTTAGGGAAAAGTCGTTAGGATCTGTAAATGCTACACTTTGATAAGGTGGCATTCTTGTACTGTAGCTCGCAGCTACAATTTCTTTATTATGTTTTAATAATTGCAATGCTGTGTTTTCAGGAAGATGCATATCGCTGTCTAGCCACAAAATATGAGAACACTGTTTTTCAAGTGCTTCTTTTATCAACCGATTACGTTGTTGAGGAATTACAGTACCTAAATTAAGTAATAATTCGCAATCAACTGTTTTTGCTATCTTTGCTAAAGACAAGGCAAATCCCGCATGGACAAGATCTCTTGCCGCAACACATATTGCGATTTTCATTAAGTAATAGTTTCTGAAATAGTATCTATATTAAGATTTGCTTCTGCTGCTACTGTTTGATCATTGAGTTGGCGTGCTTTTGCTACAGCAATTGAAACAGCTTCGCTAAAATCTTCTTCTGATAACGAACTCATAACCACCATATTTTCAGGCTGTACTTTGCCAAGTGTTAGTAAATCAGCTGCTGCTTTGTGTGCAATTACATTAATCCAATGATATCTCTCGTCATCTTCTGGAATAACCATGTTGTCAATTGCTTCGTAAACTTCTTTGTATAGTTCTGCTTCAAGACCTAACAATTCAGTAGTGGCTTTTTTGCGTGTCTTTGTATAGTCATTTGCTAAGTCAATATTAATGACTTCGTATAAACTTTTCATATTATGCTCCTATTATGTTTATTGTCCACCAAATGTAGCACTCATTGCAATAGTTGTTCCTGATGCAATGCCTAAAAACGCTCCAAGACCAGACATAGTAATAGGCGTCGAAGAACTACCAAAGTAGTTCCTAATTTGCGACATTGTAATCGTTTCGCCTGTTGCTGGTAGTGCCATTTAATATCCTAATTACTTAATTGTAACACACTATTTAAATATGTCAAGTGTTATAGCCGAATAAATCCGGCTACAACCTATTTATCTAGAAGTTTTTTCACCATTTCCTTTAGTTCTGCAATCTCAGCTGCTTGTGCTTCTAGTTTAGCATCCTGTTCTTTGATTGCTTCAATAAACAACGGAGCTAGTTTTTCATACTTAACTGTTAAGTATTCTTCGCCACTAACACTATAAGATTCGCTTGTAGCACCACCAGTTTCGTCTTTGACCCAGTCTCTATCAAACGGTGCTGGTGCAACAGCTTGTGGTAGTACTTTCTGTACCTGCTGTGCAATAACCCCTGCTTCATTTTTTCTGCGCTCTGGGAAGAAGCCTACTTCTTCGACTTTGTCCATCCAATCATATGTTACACCGTCTAGTGATTTAACTTTATCTAGTGCGTTTTCAATTGGTTTGATGTTTTCTTTTAGTCTTTCATCTGAACCGTAAGCAGTGATCTCAGTACGTGCATTGATATTACCACCTGTGGTCATATTGTTATTAGTGAGGTTGATTTCTAATGGCCAACGACTGTCAACTTGTTCCCATGTTGTACTATCATTTCCGTTACCACGTAGTACGTACCAAATGTTACTGTTACAATGAATCATACTACTTCTATGATCAGTATCACGCAAATACACTGTTGGCGAACTGTTTCTAATGTACATATTGGAAGTTTGTGCTGTTGCACTATTACGTAAGAAATCTGTACTATCCAAGTTATCTAGTGTGTTAGCATTATCAGCTGTAACACCTGTTAGTCCACTACCGTCGCCATTAATGTTTGTAGCAGTAATGTTGCCGGTGATGTTAATGCTGCCTGCACCTGTTAGTGTACCACTGAAACTATCGTTAGTATCGCTACGTAAGAAGCTACCCGAGCTTACACCGTCTAAGTCATCTGCACTAAGTCCGCTACCTGCGCCGTCATTGCCGGCATGCCAAATCTTATAAGCAGTTCCGCCTACAGTGTATGTTAGACCATTTACACCACTGTTAATATCAACATACTCGTCTGTTCTATCATTGTACAGTCTTAGCGCACCACCATTTATGTATTGAATATACGCTCTGCGTGTACCTGCTTGATAGAAGCTCATGTACGGATTACCAGTTGAACTTTGCGTTGACAATCTAAACTGTTCATCACTGTTTCTGTTTGCAGTAATAAGCCCAGTGTACGTGTCATTTGCATCACTGCGTAGGAAACTTGTGCTATCTAAGCTATCTAGTGTCGCTGCATCTACACTTGTAAGTCCACTACCGTTACCAGTAAATGTGCTTGTACCAATGTTGATGTTGCCAAAGTCGCTAGTAATACTACCTGCACCAAGAGCACCAGTACCAGTTAAGTTACTGTAAGTACCATCAATACGTGCGTTAGGAACAGTTCCTGATCCTATGTTACTTGCGTTTAGACTTGTAAGTCCACTACCGTTGCCGGTAATTGTACCATTAAAGTATGCATCTTTTGCAACACCAAGGCCACCATCGATAACAAGAGCACCCGTTGTACTACTTGTTGATTGCGTAACATTATCAATATTAACTTGCGTAGCACTGCTGAAGTTCATACTAGAACCATTGTCTGCTGCAATAGTGTCTAGCGCAATGCTTCCTACGTTTGTAATATTATTATCATTAAAGCTAGTTGCTCCAAGACTTACACTACCGGTAGCAGTAAGTGCGTCTGCACCAATATTAATTGATCCGAATCCGCTACTAATTGCACCTGAGTCTAGTGTGCCTGTGCCTGTGATATCTGCTTGGTGTTGTACAACACTACTTGAACTAATTCTAGCATCTGGTACTGTACCGCTTGTCAACTGCGAAGCATTAAGTGCTGTTAGATTTGTACCAACACCACTAAATCCACCTGCGCCACTGTATGTTAAGTTAGTTGTATTAATAGTTGTATTAACACCTGGGACACTTAGTACATTGTTTGTAGCATTACCAATTTGCATAAAGTTACTTGTGGTGTTAGCTGCTGTTTCGATTCCATATCCAAGTAGTATGTTATTGCCACCGCTTGTGAGTGTTCTACCACTTGTAGCACCTAATACAATGTTATTATTACCGGTTACAATTTCCAATGCTTGGTAGCCTAATGCTGTGTTGTTATCACCAGCAGTACTATTTGCCATTGTGCTTGCACCGACACTAGTGTTACCATCGCCTGCACTTGTTCTTTGTTCTTGACTATCTGCACCAATTGCTGTGTTGTTGTTTACACTTGTTGCAGCACTTAATGTAGCAAAACCTAGTGCAGTATTGTTGTCTCCTGACAACGCTCCTGTCATTGATGTTCCACCAATACCAGTGTTATGACCAGCAGCAGCAGTTAAGTTTTCACCGTGTCCAAACATTAGGTTTGTAGCACCGCTATTTCCGCCGCGCCCTGCATTAAATCCATGTACAGTAATGTCACTTGTAAATGTTTTTCCTGCTTGGCTAGTTGGTAGTCTAGCATCATTAATAGTACCACTTGATATGTTAGTAGCGTTTAATGTAGTAAGTCCACTACCATTACCGGTAAGTGTTCCGCCTACATGTAAATTCTTAGCAATACCTACACCGCCGTCTACAATCAATGCACCACTAGTTGTACTTGTTGCTTGTGTTACATTATCGATATTTACAACAGTTGAACTTGCAAAGTTCATGCTACTACCATTATCGCCACTGATTGTATCGAGTGCTAAACTGCCAACATTGGTGATGTTGTTGTCGTTAAAGCTAGTTGCTCCAAGACTTACACTACCTGTTGCTGTTAGGTTTGAACTGCCAATATTAATATTACCAAAGTTACTTGTAATACTACCACCGTCTAATGCACCGGTATTTTGTAAACTACTGTTGATTACATTTGTACCTAATGTATTAGCACTTAGAACACTAGTATTGTTAATGCGATATTCTTTTGAACTTATAACATTAACGTGTTCACTAAAGTCCCAACTATCATTTGCATTACTCCAAGTAATGGTATGATCAGTTGCGCCTTTAAGTGTTATACCACCGCCATCAGCTGTTGCGTCAGTAGGTGAAGCTACTGTTCCTAATTCAATGTTTTTATCATCAATTTGAAGCGTAGTTGAATTAAGTGTAGTTGTAGTACCGTTTATAGTTAAGTCACCTGTTACAATAACATCACCGGCAATGTTTGTATCACCGGTTGCATATGCTACAGTAAATTTATTTAAACTAGCACCAAATAGCAAGTTTCCTGTTGCACCAATTTGCATACGCTGCGTACCAGCTGTTAAGAAGTCTAGTTCATCGTTGTCTGCACCAGCACTAGTTTCTGGACGTATAAGTGTGTCTTGGTCAACATCTTTTACGCCACCTAACGATCCCCAGTTTGTTCCGTCATATCCTTCAAAGGTACTATCGTCAGTATTATAACGAATTTGTCCTTGTGCTGATGCAACATAAACTCCGCCTGCTCCTGGACGCTGCGCACTAGTTCCTACTGGAATTTTAACACTAGTTGTATCGGTAAATTTAGTATAACCTGTGAATGTTGCAATGCCTTCGCCGTCAATACGCATACGTTCAGTAATTGTTTGTAAGCCTTCGCCTGTTGTACCAATTTCACCTGTTTCAACAATAAAGTCTGCACCTGTTGCATTACCAGTACTAATACCAGGACGTAGTGTAAGAGATCCACCGGATACATCTGTACCAATACCGCCTTCACCTTTAACTAGACCCGGTAATGGTGATGTACCAAACTCGCCTCCACCAATCACAACATTTTGGTTTTTAAGAACAATAGTATTTTCTTTTGATATTGTACCAACTTGTGTTACAGCTGGATCAGCATTAACATTTAGATTTGTTCTAATTGTAAATGATGTTGCACTTTCAGTAGCACCAATAACTGGCCATTGTCCGTCTAAATTGCTGACTGTACTGCTTGCAACAATTACAGTGTCGCCTATTCTAATACCAAGTGTAATTGGAGTATTAGTAAATGTAATTGTTGTAGCAGTTAATACAGTACCAGTTAACTCATTACTCAAAAATACTTCTTCGTCAGTAATACCAGTAACTGTTGTGTTAGCTGGAATACTTCCGCTACCTTGTACTGTCATACCAAACTGTATTTGAGTAGTGTCACTAAAGAGTAATACCTTTTCTCCGTTTG